CGGACGACGTGCAGCGCGTGGCCGACGTGTTCGCGACCTTCAGCATCGACAGCCATCAGGAGGAACTCGACAACATCCTCCAGCTTGGCATCAAGTTCTCCGATGACGTGACGCAGCTTCCGCTGATCATGCAGGGCGACGCTGCGCCGAATGTGTCGCAGACCGCAACCGGGATGTCGATCCTGTACAACGCGTCCACCGTGGTGCTCCGGCGTACGGTGAAGTTCTACGACGACTACATGGCGGAGCCTACCATCGACCGGTTCTACCAGTGGAACATGCAGTTCAATCCGCGCGACGACATCAAGGGCGACTTCCGCCCGGTCGCGAAGGGGTCGAGCACTCTCCTGGACAAGGAACAGCAGGGGCAGGCCCTCGACGCCGCGATGCAGTTGGCGATGCAGCCCGTGTGGCAGCCGTACTTCGACATGAAGAAGCTGGCCCGCGAAGCGCTCAAGGTGAAGCGTATCAGCGACGTGCTGCTTCCGGACGACCAGATCGAGAAGAACCTGGAGGAGCAGCGCCAAGCCGCACAGGCCGAGGCCCAGGCCGCAGCCTCCGCGAAGCAGAACACCGCGGGGCAACAGCAGATGGCACCTGACCCGTTGGAGCAGGCGAAGATTCAGGCCATGAACGACGCGACACAGGCCCGCCGCGAGGAGACGCAGGCGAAGCTGAAGATCGCCGCTATGAACATCGCATCGAAGGAAGGCATCAGCGAGCAGGATGCGCTGGCGAAGATAGCCGCGCAGAAGGTGGGCGAGGATGCCGAGACGAGCCGCTTCAACGCGAAGCTGGCACACGAGCGCGCGACGCAGGCGAACGCGGGCGTGCTGTAACCGGAGGGTAGATGAACCTGTTCGAGTCGTCAGTTGACTTCAACACCAACGAGGGCGCGAAGCTGAAGCGCATCGTAGAGTTTCGCCTTGCGACTCTGCGCTCGAAGTTGGAGAACGCCACCACGCATGACGAGTCGCAGAAGCTGCGTGGTGCCATCGGCGAGTTGCGGGCGCTGCTGGCCCCGCCGCCTCAAGCGCAGACGCCAACCCACTACAGTGGGATGGAGTTCCGGAACTAATCAGGGAGGACAGCATGGCAGGTGAAAACGAAGTTGTCGCCGAAGTAGTCACGCCGGTTGCAGACCCGGCACCGATCACGCCCGAAGCTGAAGAAGCTGAGCGCGACCAGATATTCAGGGAGTACGCCGAGAAGGCGGACGCCCGACTGAATGACGAGCAGGATCACGCGACCGACGTAGGCGCGGACCCTGACGAGGTGGTGCAAGACACGCCGCCCACAGAGAAGCAAGACAAGGCCCAACCTGTTGCACAGGGTAAGCCGTCCGAGGAGAGTGGGGCTGCCGCCGCCACTCCCGCGCCGGAGCCAGCGTGGATTGCCCGCTTACCGGAAGCTGACCGTGACGCCGCGCGAGCGAGCCTCAAGGAAGCCGACGAGTTGCGCGCCAAGAACGCCAAGCTGGATCAGGACTATCGGAGCGTTTCCGGCAGAGTGGCAGCGTACCAACGCCGCTACGAAGACGTAAAGGCGCAGTTGCCAGTCGTCGCGCAAACGGCTGTCGCTGCTGCTGAGAAGGTGGAAACCACCGCTGAATGGAACGACTTCGCCGAACAGTATCCGGATGTCGCCAAGGCCATCGAGTCCCGCTTCCCCAAGGGAGCCGGACAAGACCCGACGGTGCAGGACATTGCAGGTTGGGTCAACGAGCAGCGGACCGAGCGGTTCCTGACCGAAGCCTACGAAACCGTGGAGGCTGTTCACCCCGGATGGCGAGATCAGTGCAAGACCAAGGAATTCCAAGAGTGGAAGGCGTCGAGTGAGACGTACAAGCGACTGGCAGCCTCCGATGACATTTCGGACGCTATCGCGCTTCTCGATCTCTACAAGGCACTCCACCCGGCGCAAGAGACTCCGAAGCCGAATGCGAACGCAGTAGCCGCCACGGATGCCGTGGCCGCTCGACGTGCAGCGCAAGTGGCAGGGGCTCGTGCGGCGAAGACCGAAAGGGCCGCGCCGAACCAGAACCTCGATATGAACGACGGCGAGCAATTGTTCGAGTTCTACTCGAAGGCTGCGAACGAGCGCATCAGAAAACGTAGTCGGTAAGCGTCGGGCGAGGAGCCCGGCACCCTGCCAGTAACGAACGAAGGAAGAATCATGTCGGCAACGACGTATTCCGTCGTCAACCAGAGAACCAACGTCTACGCGGCGACGGTTTTCCTGGAGCACGCGGAGCCCCAAGAAGTGTTCGGCAAGTTCGGCGAAACGAAGCCGATGCCGAAGAATAAGGCCGAGACGGTGAAGTTCCGCCGTTCCGTGCCGTTCCCCCGTCTCACGGTCGAACTCGTGGAAGGCGTCACGCCGACCGCGCGTCAGATGCAGTTCGAGGATGTCAGCGCCACGATGCAAGAGTGGGGCGATGTCGTCGAGTGCACGGATCGTGTGCGTGAGTTGAGCGAAGACCCGGTTGTCCAGGAAGCCTCGAAGAACCTGGGCGAGCAAGCCACCGAAACGACCGAAGGCGTTTGCTTCGGCGTCGTCAAGGCCGGTTCGCAAGTCGGCTACGCCAACGGCACCACGCGTCTCGGCCTCACCACGGCGCTGTCGCTGAACAAGCTGCACCTCGCCGTCCGTACCCTCAACGCGCAACGCGCGAAGTTCGTGACCGAAATGATGTCGTCTTCGGTCAACTACGACACGCGGAACGTGGAAGCGGGCTACATCGCGGTGGCGCACACCGACTGCGAGCACGACATCCGTGCCCTCAGCGGCTTCGTCCCGGTTGCGAAGTACGGCAGCCGCAAGACGATCAGCCCGTACGAACTCGGCTCGGTCGAGAACGTCCGGTTCATTCTGACCGTCAACTGCGAGCCCTGGCTTGCAGCGACCACGGCATCGACGTCTGGCTTCAAGGCTGTCGGCGGCGCGGCGAACGACGTGTACCCGATCATCATCTTCGGTCGGAACGCGTACGGTCACGTGCCCCTCAAGGGCTCGAAGGCGGTCGAAATGTTCGTGTATTCGGGTGGCTCGAAGTCCGACCCCCTGAACCAGCGCGACATCGTGGGTGCCAAGTATTGGTATACGGCTCTCAGACTTAACGAGAACTGGATGTATCGCTTAGAAGTTCTTGTCACCGACCTGTAATCTGTTCTGAATCAAGGACATGGTGACAAGGAAAGAACATGGTAATGCGGCGTATCTCCGGGAATGGCGTAAGCTAAACCCGGATAAAGCCAAGGCGCAGCAGGAAAAGTACCTGAAAGCCAATAAAAGTAAACATCAAGCTGCGGTGCGTAGAGCGAACACCAGGAGACGCGAACAGCGTATCGAGTGGTTATCAGCCTACAAGTTGCAGCGCGGATGTACCGATTGCGGCTACAAGGCACATGCCCAGGCTTTGGATTTCGATCACCTCCCAGACTTCGAGAAGCGATTCACGATTTCTGGTGGGGTGACGAGTCGCAGCATGGACGACCTCGTCGAGGAAATATCAAGGTGCGAGGTAGTCTGCGCCAACTGTCACCGAGTCAGGACGGCAGCACGCAGGAAGTAACACCCCGGGGCCTCTTGGCCCTGGGGCCACCCTCCGCCCGATGACGAATCGGGCCCACGCATGGAGATTCAGAAATGAGCAAACTCAGCGACATCAGCAACCGCGCAATTCGCGAAGCCATCGGGAACCGTACGTTCTCGCAGGCGGTCCTCGCGTCGAACGGCGCGTCGGGTGCCACTGTCAAGACGACCGTCGTCCCTTCGGGCGGCATCGTCTATTCCATCGACGGTCAAGTCTACAAGAAGGCCAATCTGTCGGCGCAGGCGCTGACGGCACTGGCGGCCTTGCAGAACCCGGTGACGGGCCAGGACGGCTTCTACACGCAGCCGGACGGCAAGACGGTGTATTACCTGTTCGTGATCAATGCGGCTGGCACGGTGTACTGCATCCAGGGTACCTACGCCTCGCAGACGTTCACGGCGTTCCGCAGCGCGGTTGGCACGGGGTACGTTCCCGACATCGCGACTCCCGCGACTTACGCGACCATCGGCGTCATGAAGATCGTCACTTCGGGTGGCACGTTCACCCCGGGCACGACGAACCTCGACGCGACCGGTGTCACCGCGACGTTCGCGGACCTCTCGACGCTCCCGTCGAACAGCACGCCGACCACGGCCTAATCAGCCTGAGAAGCGGCAGCGCCGCCGCGCTGTAAGTACGGCACATTTCGTGCATGGTATCCCCCGGGGCGGACGGTCCCGGGACTGATCAAGAGGAGTGGCATCATGGCATCAGGCCAAGTTTCCAACGCAGCGGTACAGAAGGCCATCGAAGCGTTGGCATCGAAGATCGGCGGCGTAGTCGCGCCCACCGAGTCTCCGGAAGAAGTGCTCGACTCGAAGCGCAAGAAGCTGGACACGAACGGCGACATCCTCATGTGCTGGTTCACGCTCGCCAAGAAGGAAGGCGCGCCGGACCCGCTGGTGATGACCGTCAACAACGAGGTCAAGTGGCTGAAGCGCGGCTACAAGGTGAAGTTGCCCTGGTACTTCGTCGAGCACATGCTTCACAACGTGGAGCGGAAGTTCCGGCAGATTCCGGACCCCGCGGACGCGCGCAAGAAGATCACGCTGTACGATGACATCCCGACGGAGTCCTTCCAGTATCAGCCGATCAATCCGGCGGAAGGCGTCGAGATCGAGGGTCCGAAGCAAGGCTCGTTGGGCGAGCAGCAAGAGGGCCTGACGATGACGCGGTTCTCGTAACGGAGACAAGCATGACGACCGGCACCGGTGAAGTCTTCGCCCACGAGTCACTGTCAAGCTGCGATACCGCGGCTGATCAGAACTACGAGCACGAGCAACTTAGTGCTCCTGACGACGGCGCGGACAGTACCGGTGACGGTGTCTGCACGATCTACTCTATCCAGGCAGTCTCCGGCATAGCGGTGGCTGGCTGCATGATTGCCGGGCTCGACTACGGTCGCCGCCCATAAACGGACGCCACCAATGACCACCACCTTCGTAGACCAGAACACCGTCGTAACAGCCGCGTGGCTGAACTCGGTGGACGCGATCATTACGGCGAACGCGATCTCTGCCCTACAACCGCTGTCTCCGTCTTCAAACAAGTTCGCGTACTACACAGGATCGTCGAGCGCGGCCCTGGCTGACATCAGCGACTTCTGGATAGCGCTGCTCGGTACCGCGGATGCTGGCGCGTTCACGTCAACGCTGGACACGCAGCTTGCCGCAATTGCTGCCCTGACCCCTACGGGACCTATACAGATTCCGTACTTCACGGCTGTCGATACCGCTGCGCTGCTATCTCTGTCGTCTGATATGCTGGCCCTACTTGGGAGCGCGGACTACTCAACGGCGCTGACCAACCTTGGATTCAGTACGTTCTTCAAGACGCTGATCGGCGCAGCCGACCAGTCGGCGATCAACGCGTTGCTCGCGTTTCTGCCGCTCGCTGGCGGCACCATGAGCGGCAACATCGCGATGGGCAACAACGACGTGACCGGCGCGAACAACCTGTCGTTCAACGGTATCTACGACAACGGCAACAGCGGGTCGTCGAAGACCATCAACTTCTCGACGAACGGGCAGTACCAGAAGATCACGATGACGGGTAACTGCACGTTCACGTTCACGGCTCCTCCGGGACCGTGCGTGCTGCACCTCGACATCTATCAGGACGGCACAGGCAGCAGAGTCATGACGCTACCAGCCTCAGTGAAGTGGCCGAGTACGTACCTGTCGGCGGACAAGTTGTTGACGACGGCGGCGTCGTCGCGCGATCTGCTTCTCCTCCGCTACGACGGCACGAACTACATCGCCAACCTTCTGCCGGGTATTGCGTAATGGGTCAGCCATTCATGGTGTGGGGGTTCGGGTACCACTACACCGGCTCCTCTGTCCCACGCCTCGACTTCCTGACGCGCGGGTACGCCAACGTGCAGGCCGGTGACTTGCTTGTCGGTGGGTATTGGGTCTACAACCCGAATACGTTCGCCGGAGTGATTCACGCTCCGTCGCTGGTTATCAACAACGTCGGGTTGCAGAACCCGTACGGCGTGACCGACACAACGCACCCGTACTTCAATTCGCCGTTCTGGTTGAGGTGCGCCGGGGGCGAGACGTACATCGACGGCACGCACTCGTTCTCCGGTGGCGGAAACGAGTGGACGTTCTACATCACGCTGTGGCGCGGATCGGACGGCGAGATTTACAACAGCGCAGGTACGTCACACTCGTCGAACGGGAACACAGACACGACATCGACGGACACGCACACCGCGCCAGCACTAGCGAGCGTCCCGTCGAACGCTGTGGCAATCTCCATCATGGGGCAGGCGCAGGGTAACTCTGGCGCGTCTCCGCTCAGTTGGAACGGGCCCTGGCAGAAGGCGGTGAGCGTGACGGGCAGCGTCAGCAACGACAGCCTCGCCATCTTCTACAACCTCGTCGAGACTGGCTCGGTGACGCCGCCTACACTGACGTGGTCTGACTTCGGGGCTGCGCACGCCGCTGTGTCGTTCTTCCTCAAGTGGGACGGCGTGACGCTTCCTCCGTCAGGTGGCGGTGGCAGCGGGCCAGCAGGCGCAACCGGCGGCAACGGCGGCAATCTTCTCGCGAGCATCTAATGACCAACTTCGTGACACTGTGCCAGCGAGTGCGCCAAGAATGCGGACTCTCTGGTGACGGACCGACATCCACCATCGGGCAGACCGGCATCCTCAAAAAGGTTGTGGATCGCACCGCTCGTGCATGGGTTGACATCCAGACCGCGCAACAGTACTGGAGTTTTCTGCGCCGCCAGTTGTCGTTCCCTCTGGTGGTCGATCAGTCATCGTACGTGATCAGCGAGGACACGCCCACCGGGTTCGGGTTGACTACGATGGACAAGTGGGACGTGAACGCATCGTTCATCTACAAGACCAGTACCGACGACGAGTCGTCGATAGACTGGATCGAGTACCCTCTGTTTCGGCAAAGCTACCGCACGCTGGAGAGCGGTCGCCCTTCACAAGCGTGCATGGGTCCGCTCGGCACCGTCAAGTTCAATCGGACACCAGACTACGCGTACACGATCACCTTCGACTACTGGAAGACTCCGGAGTTGATGCAGAACCCGACAGACATTCCGTCGCTACCGGCACAGTACATCGACGTTATTGTGTGGAAGTCGGTGATGATGTTCGCCGGAAACGAAATGGCACCAGACCTGTTCACATACGCTACCAGGATGTATAACCAGCAGATGTTGAAGTTGGTGGTGGATCAGTGCGAGGTGCCGCTGAAGAATCGCTCGTACCCACTCGCGATGGGTGGGCAGCGCGCTCCGCGTCCGTTCGAGAACGCGCAGTAATGGCCTGGACTCCTAAACAATTCAGCCTGTCTGGTGGCGTCAACGAGCGCGACCCACAGTGGCAGGTGAACGCCAAGAACCCGGGTGCGCTCGCGTTCTCGCGCAACTACGAGTGCGTCTCCGGCTCAGGCTACAAGCGCATGGCGGGGTACGAGCGGTACGACACACAGACCTCGCCGACCACGGCGACGTACAAATGGTTCGCGTTCAGTACTGGCTCTGTACAGCCAACCGACCAGATGAAGGTGATCGGCGGCACCAGCGGTGCAGTCGGGTACGTGTGCGGCCTCACTGAAGTGACTGGAGTTCTCCAGTGGTCGAGTGGTTTCGCCCAAGGAAAGGTGGCGCTAGTCGTAACGTCCGGCACGTTCCAGGATAACGAGTGGCTGGAGAAGTTCAGCGACAACTCGCACCTGTGCAAGCTGACATCGACCGCCAACGACGGTGCCGACTCAGATGATTCGTGGGCGTCCTGGATAGAAGGTGCCCGCACGTATTATCGCAACCTGATCACGAAGGTTCCTGGGTTCGGATCGGTGCTCGGTGTGTTCATGCTGAACGGCTACGTGTACGCGTGGCGCGCTACAGTGGCCGATCACACGAAGCAGGCCCTGTACAAGGCAACCGGTGGCGCGTGGTCGCTCCAGACCCTGACCGGGTACATTCTATTCAACACCGCTACCATCGAGATTCTTGAGGGCGACACGATCACCGGTGGTTCAAGTGGCGCAACCGCAATCGTTCGGCGCGTATCAGTGGGCGGCGGAACGTACGCTGGTCCGTCGTACGCCAACGGGCGCTTCGCTATCACCAACATCACCGGTACGTTCACGAACGGAGAAGACCTGAAGGTTGGCGGCGTTACTCGCGCGAAAGCTGGCGGCACACAAGTGACCGCCGCCGTGATGACTGCGACGAGCGCTCGGCACCAGACACGCTACTACAACTTCTACGGCGCGAGCGACCTGAAGCGAATCTACGGGTGCGATGGGGTGAACGCCGGGTACGAGTTCGACGGCACGTACTTCATCAACATCGAGACGAACATGACCTCGAACGTGCCGAAGCACATAGAGGTGTTCTCGAACACGCTGTTCTTCGCGTTTGCGGGTGGCTCGTTGCAGAACAGCGGCACCGGCACACCTCTAGTATGGAGTGTCCGTACTGGCGCTACCGAGATCGGCCTTGGCGACGAGCCTACTGGACTAGGTGCGTCTGGTGTGGCGCTGTGTGCGACGGCAGCTTCCACGGTAAAGATACTGACAGGCTCCAGCAACCAGGACTGGCTACTCAAGAGCGTCAAGGATGCGGCGGGGTCGCTGCCGTACACTATACAGGAGACTGGCGGACAGACATTGTTTCTCGACCGCGCTGGCGTGAACATCCTGATTCCGCCTCCGCCCATTGGATCGCAGTACAGCACTCAGTCGGTTTCCGCTCTGATCAAGAAAACGGTGCGAGATAGCGCCTCTCTGGTCACCGATTCGCTGTACTGCACGCTGAAGAACCAGTATCGACTGTACTTCAGCGACAAGACAGGCATCATCGCGACGTACGAGGGTAATCGGCTACAAGGGTGGACGCAGCAAAAGTACGCGCATCAATTGACGTGCTCCATCGAGGGCGCAGACACAAGCGGCAACCTGCGTCAGTTTGCTGGCACGACGGACGGCTACGTGGTGGAGTTGGACGTTGGATCGTCTTGGGATGGTGAGGACATTGAGTCCATTGCTCAACTGCCGTTCGGGTACTTCGGTAGCCCTGATCGCGACAAGAGATTCCACAAGCTGACCGTGGAGATAGATACACCTCGCGCCGTGAGGCTGTACTACGCCATCGACTTCGAGTACGGTGCCTCGCAGCAACCTGGACGCTACATCGGGCTCGCCGGGAACACGTCTCCGTTGTCATCGTTCGCCCTGTTCGGTGAACTGTTCTGGGCAACAAACGTGCTGTCGTCAGCAGAAGAAAACATTGATGGCGTAGCGCGCTCCATCGGTATAGCGCTGTACCACAACAGCGCTGTAGATGACTCGTTCACGTTGACGGCGGCGCTATTGCAGTTCACTGTTCTTGGGGTCAAGAGGTAATGCCGCTGCCGACAACAACCTGGAATCCGAACCGGCTTGCCACGCCCACCCAGGGCACCAACAATCCGCTCGACCAGATTCGCTACAACCTCTACGCCATGGTGGCGCAGACGGCGCTAGGCGTGTCGCTAGGTTGGAACTGGACTAACTCAGTCACGAGGAGCGAGGCATCCCCTGGAACGACGGCGCTTCCAGCCAGGAAATACTGGTACCGTGGCAGCGGAAACACGAAGCAGTGGGTGAAGGCGGTATGCAGCTACACCGGCACAAACCTCACAAAGTTCGCGCTGTACTACAGCGACAACAACGAGTACACGTATGTTCCTATGCTGGCTGATGACGGGACATACGTCATGACACTGACTTACTCAGGCTCCGACCTGACATCTGCAACATGGGGCTCAACCCCATAATTCGTTGAACAAAACGTACATTTCATTGTCAATCAGGATCGCGTCATGAGAGCAATGCTGCCGAAGCCAAACAAGGTCGCCGCCGTGCCGCGTACGGCTATCACGCCGAAGCGCACATTCACTGCTCCGGTAGCCATCAAGCCAGCGATCCGCTCGCTGCGCGGCATCGTGGACTCCGGAATCACTGGTAAGGAATAGTCATGGATGACGCTTCGGTTGCAGTCGGTACCCTTGCGAGCACGAACCCGCGGAACGCCGCGGTCGCTGCGCCCGCACGGCGCTTTCCGGTACACGCCCACAAGTTCAAGAATTCCGCCGGGCAGAAGTTCCCGGTGAAGACGCAGGGCATCATCAATTCCAGCCTCCGCGGTGGAGCATAACCATGGCAACCACACTACCCGATCAACTGCCGGGCGAATCGGCAATGCAGTATTATCTGCGTGCCGGTCTGTCACCGAGCGACGCTTCGGCTGCGCTCAACCAATCCATTTCCGGGAACGGGAACGTTGACCCGAAGACGTTCGCACAACAGTATATCGACACCAACAACGCGACAGGAACGACCGATTGGTATGGCAACGACACCAGCGCAGGTGGGTCGGGACCGTACGCGCGCAAAGTGATTACGCCGAATCCGCCAGATATGTCGAATGGCGGATGGGTTGGGACCACGTGGCAGCCGGGCTCGTTCTTTTCTGGCGCGTCGCCGTCCGGAGGTGCTGGAATCGTGGGCAGCGCGACGCAACCAGCCCCCGCCACGACGACGCCGCAGGCCACGACGACGCCGAAGGCCACGACTTCGTATCCTGCGATCAATCCAGGCGAAGATTCGATGGCGTACATGCTGCGTATCGGCATGAGCCAACAGGACGCGTCGTCTGCGCTCGCGTACTCTAAGGCTCACCCGGGAATGTCATTCCAGGATGTCATGTCGTCGTACAAGACGGGAACGACAACGACTCCGACGACGATTTCTGGTACCACGTACAATCCTGGACCCACGGCTACCGGTCCTACTGGCATCATAAACAGCGGATCGCAACCAACGGGGCAACCATACTACTACGCACCTACTCAGCAGGGTAACCTGAACACCGGCAATCTGTACACAACGGGTCAGGGCTCAGGTACTGGCGCTACCGGCACCGCGAATCCTGGCGAGGGAATGTGGAACGGGAACACGCAACCAGCGGTTGGCGTGCCCGGTCAGCCCGGCTACCAGCCCGGCGGCCCCATTGCGCCGAACATCGTGCAGACGACGAACTTCGCTAACCCGAACCCGTCGTACAACCCGAACTACAACCCGTCGAACCCGAATTCGACCCCAGACAATCCGATGAATCTGCCGGACATCAATCCGCAGACGGGGCAGGTGCAACAGACTGGCGCTACCGCTGGAACGGTGCAGGGGCAACTCAGCAACATTCTTACCAACGGGAGCCCGCTTCTCGAAGCTGCTCGCGCTCGCGCTATCCAGGCGGCTAACGCTCGCGGGCTCCAGAACTCCTCGATGGCTGCGCAGGCCGGAGAAGAAGCGCTAGTCAACACCGCGCTCCCGATTGCCCAGGCTGACGCGAACACGTTCCAGAACCAGAATCTGGTCAACCAGAATATCGTGAACCAGTTCCTGTCGCAGAAGCAGGGCGCGCAACTCAACCTGCAAGCGGCGTATCAGGCGTTCAAGCAGAACAACTACGCGTTCGACAAGAACGCTCAGTTGCAGACCTACATCAGCGACTCGAACATCAGCAACCAGCAGAAGATCGCCGCGCTTCAGGGCGCGATCTCGCAGGCGAACGTGGCGACGCAGTTGCAGGGCCAGCTTACTGCCACCGGAATGACTCTGTCGTCACAGCAAGCAATGACGTTGGCCGGGTTCACGCAACAGAACGCGATGGCTCTCCTGCAATCAGGTACGACGAACCTCAACAACTACGCGAACCTGATCACGAACATCGAAGGGTCGCAGCTTGAGCCGCAGGCGAAGCTGAACCTGATCAACACGATCACGGCGTTCTATGCTGGCGTGCCGCTCGGCGGCGCAACGATCAACCTGTCCGCGCTCACCTCGAACTCCGGAAGCACCGGAGTCTCGAACAGCGGAGCGACCGGGGGCGCGCAACCGAACAACACAGGGATCATCGACAACGGAGGCTAAGCATGGTCGAGGTACGGAGGGCGCTTCTTGACGAGATCGAGGCCATCGTCGAGATAGGGAAGCGGGGCCACGCGGACAGCGAGAACAGGCGGTACGAATTCGATGAAGGGCGAGCGAAGCTGTTGGTGGCCCACTGCGTTACCAGCAAGCGCGCTATCGCGCTGGTCGCGATCCAGGACGCGCGAATCGTCGGATTCCTTCTCGGCAAAGAAGACGAGTACGGGTACATCGCGATGCGGTACGCGACAGACCTTGCGGTGTACTCCGAGGTGCCGGGCGCTGGAAGAAAGTTGATCGAGCGGTTCCAGAAATGGGCCTTCGATGACCGCAAGGTTGACCAGATGATTCTCGCCGTGTCTCACGGCGGCAAGAGCGCGAAGGCGACCGGAGCGTTGTACAACCGGCTCGGCTACCAGCACGTAGGCGGGCTATTCACGAAGCAGAGGCAGGCATGAGCGGATTCCTTAAGTCAGTCGGCAAGGTGTTCCAGAAGATCGTCAACAACCCAATCGTCAAGGTTGTTGCGATTGCGGCTGCCGTTTACTTTACGGGTGGGCTGGCGCTAGGCGCGCTCGGCGGGGAGGTGGGCGCGTTTGCCGCCTCCCTGCCGGGTATCAGCGCAGCGGCGGATACCTTGGGAATAACAGCGGGGGCCTTCGGGACCGCAGCAACCGAAGCCGCCGCCGCCACCGCAAACGCTGCCCTCGCCTCCGCGGGGTTCGGTGAGTCCATCGGGATGACGGCGGAAGAAGCCGCCGCCGCCGCGACGGGCCCGTTCCAGACGGCCACAGGGCTCGCGGAAGGTGTCGCTGGCACCGGAGAGGCAGCCGCCGGTACCGCCGCGCAGACGTTCCCGCTCGAAGCGCAACCCGCGGTCACCGGTACCGACACGCTCGGTCAGTCCGCAGCGAACGCTACCGCCAACACGGCGCAGTCGGCCACGAATGCGGGGCTCAACGCGCAGCAGGCGTTCGATCCGAACGCGATGGGCAATGAACTAGGCACCACGTCCGGTGGTCAAGGTACCGGCGTGACCGGTCAGCCGATGGACCCGAACGCGCTCGGCAACGAACTCGGCACAACGTCGAGCGGCGGCAGCACGGCGCAGATTCAGGCGTCGAGTCCGTACAGCGGTTCGAGCACTTCGCCGGTCACCGGTCGCGTCGGAAGTCCTGACGCGCTACGCGATGCTGCTGGCAACTTCCAGACCGCTGGCGGACCCGCTACGCTCGACGGACAATCCACCACGAACCCGCTCAGCGCTGCCTGGGACTGGTTCAAGAACGCTGACCCGCTTACGCAGAAGATGCTGCTCCAGGGTATCAGCGACGCCGGTAAGGGTGCGCTCGGCGCAATCGGCCAGCAGCAGCAGAACGCCGAACGGAGGTACGAGTTCGACACGCTGCGCGGCGACAAGGCCCGCATGGGTCAGACGTACGACCTGAGCGCTGTCTACAAGAAGCCGTCGATCATCAACACCGGAAGCATGGGGTAATCATGGCGAAGCAATTTCCAGCGAAGAAGGGGCAGCCGCCGGTCGATCAAGTCCCGCCCACCGATGTCGAGGATCAGGACGAGGCTTCCGAGACGCCGGGCGAAACGCCCGACGCCGAGGATGTCCAGGAGGGTGTCGAGGCCGAGAACGAAGCGCAGGACGAGGGTGACGACTCCAGCGATGAATCGGGCGACGACGCCGGGAGGCCGCCGGCAGTCATCACCGACGACAAGCCGAACGTCACAGCGGACGAGCAGAGGCAGTACGACACCGTCGTCACGCTTGCTATGCACATGATGTTCGATCCGCATGGCATCCAGGTACTCGTGCAGAAGCTGCAAGCTGGCAAGGACAACATCAGTGGTGCCATCGGGCACACGGCTGCGATGATCATGCAGTCGGTGCGTGCTACCGTCATGCAGCAAGGCAAAGAGATCAGCGACGACGTGCTGTACGCGGCGGGCCAGGAAGTGATAGGCGACCTGTGCGACATCGCTGTGGGCGCGAAGATCATGCCGAACTCGATGGTGCAGAAGGTCGCGAGCGCGGCGCTGTTCGAGGGAATGCGCGTGTGGGGAGCCACCATGGCGAACCGCGGCGACATCACGCCGGACGTGCAGCAGCAGGCGCAGGCGGACCTGAAGGCGCACGGCATCAAGCAGGCGCAGCCGAACGCGCAACCTCAAGGTCAAGCTGGACAGCCAGCGCAACCGGCTCAACCGCCGGGCGCTGGCGGCGCGCTCTCCCCGGGCGCGATGGGTATCGTCAATCAGGCAGCGGGAGCATAACATGGGTTGGGGCGGAGTCATTGCATCAGCGGTCGCCGGAGGTGTCAGCGGAGCCGCACAAGCTGGCGTTGACGACATCGTCGAGCAACAGAAGCAGGCTGCCCTGCGACTGCGCGATCAGTCGCTCGCAGAACTGCAACGCGGCACGTACGCAGCGAACAAGCAGGTAGACATCGCCGCCATCGGCCCCGAGGCAGACGCAAAGGCTGCCGCCGCATCGCGCAACGCTGGCACGCTAGGCGCTGCCAAGGGCGCAGAAGACCTCGCAGCCTTCAATGGTGGCGACCAGCAAGTCATGGAGAGCAAGGGTTCGTTCGATACCGCTCAGAAACAAGCACTCGAAGCGGCGAAGCCGGTTCCTCCTGGCTATGCTATTCGCACCGGCACCGACGAGAATGGTAACCCGACGTGGCAGCAGTCGCCGAACAAATACGGCGACGCGTACGTGGATGCGCTCACGCAGGACAAGCTGGCCGATGCCGCGAAGAAGCAGGCCGAGGCAGCCGCCGTCGGCACGAAGGGCGGAAAGACGTTGGTCCCGAACATCATGAACGCCGAGGGTGCCCCCGGCTACGTGATGGACAAGACTTCCGGTGCCCTCGGTCGCATCGTGCCGTACCAGGAAGGAACTCCCGCCCAGAAGAACCTGATCTTCCCTGATACCCCTGGAACGCCAGCGGTACAGCATAGTATCGAGTGGACGAAGGACGGCAAGCCTGTCAAGTTGGACGACCTGTACGCGCAACTCCAGAAGAACGAAGACGCGGCAGCCGACTACAAGGCCGCGAAGACAGGCGATCAAGCGAGCCGCACTCCGGCTGCTCGCGGCATCGTTGACAGCGGTTCTCAAGACCCGAACAACCTGCCGCCGCTCGCGAACCCTGCCGCGTTCCAGCAGGCCGTGAAGGATTACTACGCCGAGACGGCAAAAGACAACCCGGACCCGGCAAAGATCGCGCAGTACCAGCAGCAGATCAGGACGCTCAACTCGCAGTACGCGAGCACGAGCGCTGGCGCGACGCCACAGACAGCATCGCCCACCCCGACATCGCCGGGCACACCGCAGTACGGTCCTCCGATGCGTGACCCGAAGACTGGCGTCACGGCACACAAGAACCTCCTAACCGGTAAGTGGGAGCGCATGTAATGGCCGACGATCTCGGACTTGACGAATTCGATCCGAGCCGCGCCGAACCAGTACCAGCCCCACAGGCGTCGCCCGCACCGACAGCAGAACTCTCCACGGACGAGTTCGACCCCGCTCGCGCGGAACCTGTCCCGGTAGACACCGGAGATCAGGTGAGTCGTCGCGCCCAACAGGACGCGAACGGCGAGCAGCGGCGCGTCGATTCTCTTACCCCATGGGGCCGCCTCAAGGACGCCTCTGGCAAGCTGCTAGATGCTGCCGCAGATAACCCCGCCTCCGTCGTTCCTGGTGCCGCTGAGGCCATCGCAGCGGGCGCTGGCGGCCTCGCCAGCAGCGCGGTGGAGGGAACCACCGGCCTGCTCCGCGGCGGTATGGAGTCACTGCCCGGCGGCGCTGGTTTCTGGTCCGGGTTCGCCGACGGCGTAAAGCAGGGTCAGGGCTGGACCGCTCCGGTCAAGAAGCTGCTGGACCCTGAGACGGAAGTAGGGAAGCAGGCGCTGCATACCCTGTCGGAGGCCTTCGCTGCCCCCACAGAAATCTCCGGCGACGCCGTCTTCGACGCGCTCAACGAGAGCCAGTACCCGGCTGTGCGCGCGCTCGCGCCCGCGGCTGGCGCAATCACCCAGGCCCTCGTCACGTACGCCGAACTAGGGGCCCCTGGGGCTCGATTGCCAAAGAGGCCGCTCGACGAGATTCCTGATACGCGCGTTCCGCCTGAGCGACAACTTCCCGGTCCGGACACGCCTCGCGGACCGCAGACGTACGAGGGCGAGTACCGAGACATCACGAATGAGCCGGAACCAGCACAACTCTCAGGGCCGCCGCCGCCAGCGCTCGAAGCGCCTGGAGCTACGCGCCCGCGCCCTGAAGCGGCGCAGACAATTCCGCTCGGCGAGAACAACATCGCCCCGCTGGAGCCCACCGAGGCCCCCGCAGTCAGCTTCGCCGACCAGACTTACGCCGCGCGCGAGGCCACTGGTCGCGAGCGCACCGCTTCCGAGATTCCGCTTGATCCGGCGGACCCGAAAGAGTCCATCCGAGCCATAGCAGAGGCTCCGCTCAAGAAGGCCGGTGAGGCACCGGTCAGCGAACTGCCGGTGGGCGTGGACGCCACGACGCACACCAACCTCGCTGGCGACATCGCCGCGGGGATGCTGCACGCCTCGCACCTGGAGAAGCTGGCGGAGCAGATGCCCGACAGCGCGCCGACGATCCAGCGCCAGATCGACGGGCTCCGTCAGACGTTGCGCACGCAGATCGCCGACTACCAGGACGCGAACGGCCCCGATGCCGCCGTCCACCTTCGCGATCTCGCGGCGCAGACGTTCCACCATATCAAGAACGACTTCCCGGTCCAGGACTTGCCTGTGGCCGCCGAACAACCGAAGGGAGCTACCAATGCCGTACCAGAGCGACAGCCAGAGACGGTGGGCTCACACCCCGGCGGGAACGCAGGCCCTGGGCGGAGCAGCGAAGGTGGCGGAGTGGGATCGAGCCTCCAAGGGGCGGCGGCTGCCGGAACGGGTGCGGGCCAAGGGGATCGTGGACAGCGCAGCTTCAGCGCTCCCGTATCCTCAATCCCGGTAGGAGCGAACCTCCCGCCGATCTCGAACGCGCACGCGCTCACGGGTGAGAAGCCGACGATCAAGAGCGACACGGACAAGGCGGCGCACGCCGCCGCAGCGAGCCCGCTCAACGAGCGCCAGCAGCCGTCGCGCTATCAGGCGCTCGCCGAGAACTACAAGATGGGCGAGCCGGTGTCGTTCGGCAACGGTGCACTGAAGTTCAAGGCCGAGGTTCCCGCGGGCGGCCAGCGCGTCGATGCGCAGAACGTGCCGCCGAAGTGGCGCACGCAGATGGTTGGGTACCACTACGGGCGCGACGCCGGAGCGGTCGGCGGTACCGCGGTTAAGGGTGCCGATAAGGGTGAACTCGACTGGCTCGTGAAGGAAGGAACGCCGAGCGATCACGCTGGACCGGTCTACGTGGTCAACCAGATCAACCAGAAGACCGGTAAGTTCGACGAACACAAGTTCATCCTTGGCCCGAAGTCGGTCGCGGAAGCGAAGGCAGCTTACTCCGCCCACTACCCCGCGGGCTGGAAGGTAGGCACCATCGTGCCGACGACGCTCCATGGTTACAACACGTGGAAGCGATTCGGCGACACCTCGAAGCCGTTCGGGCAAGCGAAGGTGATCGAGAAGGGTAACGCGCCAGCGCCAGGGCAACCGAGTGTACTTGCAGCGGCATCGAAGAAGATGACGATGCCTGACATCAAGGTCAAGAGCGAGCCGATGGCGATGCGCCATCTGCCGACCGTGCACGCCGCGCAAGAGATTCGCACGCGCCGCGCCGCGCTCTCCGACATTGGCGAGCACGCGAGACTCTTGAGCCCGCTGGCTGTGACCGAAGCGATGCGCGACATCCGTGGCGCGAACTCGCTGCGCCTCGACGAGATTCCGCACGTCGCCGCCATGATCAAGGACGCCATGGAGCGCGGCGGCCTGGGCTCCAGGCTCGCGGACGTGAAGGCGTTCTACACGTTCGAGTCGCCGAACAACGCGCTAGGCGAGTTCACGTACACCGACGGCAAGGGCGCTATCGGATTCTCGCGCGCACTCATGGATGGCGTACTGGCCGGTAGCGAGGCGCATATCAAGACGATGCGCGCGACCCTGGGTCACGAAGCCACGCACGTAATCGACATCACGCTGGACAAGAACGGCGACCCGCGCTCAGCAGCCGCCGAGTCTCCGCTGTTCGCGATCACACTGTCTCCGCAAGGGAAGCGGATCGCCAGCGGCACCATCATGAAGGAAGTGTACGACGCGCGCCACGGCGACAACAAGGCGCTCGCGCAGTTCTTCAGCTACCCGATGAACGCGTGGGACGTGCGCCCAGGCGACAAGGAACTCGACGGCAAGATTCAGTACGAGGCACTTGCGCAAATCGGCGGACTGTGGTACACTAACCCCAAGTTAGTAAAGGATAATCTGCCGGTAGCCGCGCGCTACTTCGAGAGGATCGACAATGAGCTACGGAACATCGAAAGCCAGCCACTCCGCGTTCGGCATGAACAAGCTGGTGCAGCAGTACGAGCAGCGCTTCGAGCAGCCGATGCCGGGGTGGTGCGACCGACTGTCGGAGGAGAGTTGGAGAGCCGCGGTGTTGCTGGCCCTGGAAGTGAGGGAGCCGCTTCCGGCGACGCTGAAGGCGTACCTACCGGGTCAGAGCGCAGTGGTGGACGGCCACAAGGTGTGGACGAGCGGGCTCCCCTGGTACGCGCACCTGGGTCAAGCGGGAGCCGTGTAAGCAATGCCGTCCGCTACCGCGAGCGCAACGAGCAGCCTATCGGTAAGTCCGCCGACGTTCGGGATGTCGCCAACCACTTCGACGCGGAATTCGCGAAAAAGCATGGCGGCCCCGCTGATTACTCGGACCCGAAGGCAGTCAGCCGCGCAGTGCGTCAGGCCGTGGCCGAGTTCGAGCACCAGTTGCAGAAAGCAGACTCGGGGCTAGATTGGTACACGGAGAAAGTCAAGGAAGCGTACCGGATCACGCAACTCGTGATTCCGGAACTGCGCGACGAGGTGCAGCGCCAACTGCTGTCTATCATCGCCGCTGTAACGTCTCCGCAGACGAAGGCGCACACGAACTGGTTCGACGGCGCGACCGCGTATCAGGGGTACGTCAATACCGGGACCATTCCTGGTCGCAAAGAGAGCGGCGCGAACTTCGGCACCTACGGCATCGAGCAGCAGGTGGAGCACCTGAACGCGATGATCCAGGACATCGGCGCTCAGTCTACGGTCGAGTGGATGTTCGAGACGCACACGAAGCGCGAACTAGAAACGATGCGTCAGAAGTACGGCGTCTACAAGCCGAATACCGGAGACATGCCGGGCAAGGGCAGCGACCTGAAGTTGGGCGTGGAAATGTTCGGCCCGAAGGTGGGCCCGTTCGCGCTAAACCTGAATGGCATGTCCACCGAGGTGACAGTAGATACGTGGGCGGTGCGGACGCTGCGCCGCCTGTTCGGTCGCCTGAACGAGAGCGGATGGAAGGAAACGCCGAAAGGCCCGAAGGAACAGTCACCGACAAACGTGGAGCGCGAGGTAGCTACCGCTATCATCACGGAGATCGCGAAGAAGACTGGCTACGAGCCGAGTCAGGTGCAGGCGGTGCTGTGGTACTTCGAGCAGCAACTGTACACGCAACTCGGCGCTGCGTCGCCATCGTATTCATTCGCGGACGGCGCGCGACAATTTGCCGAAGCCAACGGAGTCTATGACCATGGACGAGAACACAGCGAAGGCGGCGGCGACGCTGCTGCGACTGAGAAGGAACAGGCTCACACAGGACTTGCAGTCTACGACGACTTCAAGGAAGTTCCTGAAGACGCCGTTCAGAAGCCCGGTTGGGCGTTCGTCACCGCCACCCGCGAAAGCGATCTAGCGCACTCGGCAGCAGACAACGCTGCCCTTTCCGCCTACCTCGACGCTCGCGGTATCGAGCACCACGCCATCGGTGGAGTGTACGGCGGCGTTGATCAAGGCAAATCGTTCCTGATCTTCGCGCCGCAGGCGGAGGCACTGAAGATCGGCCAGAAGTTCGGCCAGGAGTCCATCGCCACCAACGAGGGTCTGGTC